GACTAGCCCTGCGTTAACTACCCCTGTAATCTCTTCGGGCGGGGCAACATTTAACGGTTCATCAACTGGAACAACAATTCTTAGGGCAAACGCAACAGCTTCTGGAACAATAACTCTGCCAGCAACAACTGGAAATGTTGTAACGACTGGTGATACTGGCACCGTTACATCCACAATGATTCTTGATGGAACAATCCTTGATGCCGATATTAACGCTTCTGCCAATATTGCTCTTTCAAAACTTGCAACTGGAACTGCTGGAAATATTTTGGTCTACAACGGTTCAGGAGTGCTAACATCTGTAGCAGAAAGTGGTGACATCACCATTGACTCAAGCGGTGTAACATCCATTACTGCAAACTCAATTGTTAATGCTGATATTAACACAGCCGCCGCAATTGTTTACAGCAAGCTTTCTCTAGCAAATACTATTGTTAATGCCGATATTGCAACAACAGCCGCTATTGGTTTGGATAAGCTTGCTGATGTTGCAACAAATGCTAATACCGCAACTGCCTACACACTTGTATTGGCTGACAAAAATAAGGTTGTTGAGCTCAATAACGCAGCCGCAATTGCACTTACAGTGCCAGCTGATAACACAGTAGCTTACGCAACAGGAACTCAAATCACCCTCCTTCAAACAGGAGCGGGTCAGGTTACTATTGCTGGTGCCTCTGGATGTACAGTTAATGCAACTCCTGGTCTTAAGATGCGAGCACAGTGGTCATCTGTTACACTATTAAAGAGAGCAGCTAATACATGGGTCGCAATGGGAGACTTGAGCGCATAATATGAGATCTTTTAGCAGTCAAAACTGGAAGTTCTTAAGAAGGAGAGCTAAGCCAACAATTGCGGAAGGCACTGCAACAGCAACTGCCAACTCTACAATTACTGGTGCTGGTTTTATTGTTGGAACTGTTGGAACAACAGCAACTCAAAACAGCGGTTTGAATGGTGTTGTTTTACCAGCCGTAACTGATACAACAGTCACTCCATTAGGAACTGCTATTAACTATAATATTGGAGTATTCTCACCACCGACATTTTTTGGTCCCCCATCGTTCTTTTCGCCCCCTGCGTTTTTTTCACCTCCTGGGTTTTTTTCACCACCAGGGTTCTTTGCACCTCCTGGGTTTTTCTCACCACCAGCATTTAAGTAATTGTTGCAACTATGAAGTTTAAAGAGCTTTACCCCAAGGTGCTTGTCTACCAAGACCTATTGCCAGAGCCAGATCGTCTATACCAAATCATGAAGGCTTCTGAACATGATGCTGATGGAAGGTTTTATTTAAGAAAATGGGATAAGTGGTCTGTGTTTGGGACATATGTTCAAGAAAAACATGAAGACAGTGAGCATTATGAGCCAAGAGAGTTTGGCAAAAGATATGATGACGAAAAATATTTAGCAACTTGTGTAATTGAATCTTACTCTAAAGCAATTGATCACTATATAGGAAAATATAATGTTGCCGTGCCAGAGGGCGGTAGATTAATGTCATCTTCTTTTTCAAAATATGACAGCGATCTAGATGTTTTAAAAAATGGCATGACAATGCCATATCATACTGATTTTAATATTGCAGAAAGAGCAATGCCAGGAAACAAATTTTTTCTTACATGCACTACATATATTAATGATGATTATGATGGTGGAGATATTTGTTTTTATATCAATGGTGATTTTATTAATTACAAACCAAAAGCTGGAGATATTCTTGTCTTCCCTTCTGGTATGCCTTACTATCATGGGGTGAAAACTATTAGAAACGGAAATAAATTTTTTATAAGAAATTTTATTTCTTATCCATTTAATGGCACAAAAGAATGGCTAGCTAAGCAAAGGGAGTTTGGAGCGCCAGCCTGGGCTGATAAAGAGCGAGAAAGACTTGCATACGAAACTCCAAGAAATATGTTGTACATGTATAACAATCAAATTGTGTCTTACGATGATCTTCTTAAGATGTGAACTCTTCAATCGTATAGAAAGAAGGGACAACCCATCGCACCCCAGAGAGGACTGGGGTAACTCCATGAAGATATTCAATATCTCCTGGATGGAATACGGCTAAACCTGGTTTTGGAGAAACTTTTACTCCATGTTTTGGATAAAACAATTCCCCGCCAACAAAGTCATCATTGAGATAGAAAAGTGAATTTATGTCGTAATCAATAAAAGCGTTTGGTCTCCCATCTTGGACTTGTTTATCCGCATGTGGAACTTGAAAATCTCCAGCTCTCCAGCAAGCAATAACTGGCGGTCTTTTTCTTAAACGAACTTTAAATTTTTGCTCTAATATTAGTTGCATTTCTTCAATATAATAATCAATTAAATTATATATATCAATATCTAATTTTTTAATCATTTCTCCGCTACATATTCTGTTGTGCCATAAGTCAGAACTGTATTTTGAAGCACCATCTTTATGCTCTTGAGATTTATTTGAGTTATCCCATTCGTTTATTTTTTTAACAAAATCAAGTATTTTGCTTAAATCTTCTGACTTAATAAAATTTTCAATATTTCCTGTGTTTTCTAAAGAATTACCAAAATACCCTGGAGGAACTCTCCAAGGGTTTTCATCATTTAAATCATCATAACTTAATGGGTATTTGTTATTCATGTCACCGTTCTTTATGTTATAATCAGTCTATCACAATAGGCAAAAGGATTTTATGCAAGCACAGTATATTTTTGATCCAAGGGTTGGGATTATTCTCTATAAAGACGCAGTGCCGAATCCCCATGAGATTATAGATGAGCTTGAGAAGACTATTGGTGATAGTACAACAGACTATTACAAATGGTCGTCAGCAACTGTTGGTAATCTTGAAACAGTTAATGGCTATAGAGAGTGCTCTGATTGTAAAATAAATGCAAGCTTGGCAAGTAATGCTCCAGATTCTTTTTCTGGGATAAAAAGTGTGTATGCAAAAACCACAGAGCCATTGATGCAATGTCTTTATGACTATGAAGCTAGATTCAATATAAAAATGGACTTTATGGAGAGTGTTAACTATGTGAAGTATGGCGCTGGTCATTTCTTTAAACCGCACGCAGATCATGGTTTCTCGTACACAGCAACAGTCTCTTCTGTTATGTATTTAAATGACAATTATGAAGGTGGTGAGTTATATTTTCCTACATTTAATTTTAAAATTAAACCAAAAGCGGGAGATGTAATTATGTTTCCATCAACTTTTATTTACAATCATGGTTCCGATGTTGTTACTTCTGGCATTAAATATTCAGCAGTAACTATGTTTGACTACAATGAAAGAAACCATAAAGGCTTTCAGTATGGCTTTAACTTAGATGGATCGCCAGCCGACCCCAATGCTGGTCGGGGGATCAGATTCCCTAACGGAAGATTCTTATCACAACTTGTTCCTTTGGAGCAGGGCTATGAATTTTCAAGGTATAGTTAGCACATGACAAAGATTACGCTTTCCAGAACATTGCAAACTCCAGCTCCAATTAAACAATCACGACTTAAGCGTGACTGGATGGATGCTACTTATAATAAACATGCATATCAATGCACTCCCGTAACAACAGCAAATGTTAATGGGTGGGAAATGTTGTTACCAGAAGATGTCACTGTTATTTGGGATGGAGGTAATTCTCCTGCGCAAATTATTAGCGGTGGTGTCCATAATGGATGGAGTTTTGCTCATTCAAATATCAATGGGATGATTTCCTTTGCTACGGGCTGGGTAATTAATACAGAAAGCCCGTATCACCTTTGGACAACTGGATCGCCAAATTATTATGTTGACGGCGCTGTGCCGATGACAGCGACTATCCCCAGTGATTGGTGGGCGGATGAGGTTCAAACAAATTGGGTAATTACAAAAGTAAATGAGCCAGCCACTTTTAAGAAAGGTGAACCATTTTTGTTCTTTACTATATATGATCCAAATTTATTACCAAGTGCAGAGTTTGAAGTTATCAATAGATGGGACTTCCCAGAGATCGTTGCTCAGAGAAATGAGTATAACGATTTAAAGATTAAGAATTCAAAAGAAAACCCTTGGACATGGCTTAAGGGGTTGAGAACTGGTCGTGATGCTAAGGGTAATCAAATTGGACCAAAGTACCCAGGTCTGCCAAAACTTAAAGAACCAGAGGTTGATGATGCAATATAATGATGTAAAAGCAAAACATCTTGGCGGAGGTGTTGTTCTTTTTGAAAACACTTTTGATATGGATTGGGATTGGATTTTTAATTTTTTTAAAAAAATTGTTGATCAAGAATCCGAAGGGATGTATACATTAACAACACATCCA